CTCGTAGATATTATCTATAAAGGTTGTTCCAATACCAACTGTACTAATACCTGCTGCGTCCTGATAAGAGGTAGAACCAGATCCAGTGTTTGTGTCATAAACATAGAAGAAGTCGCCAACACCAATACCAGAAATTGTAACCGCAGTTCCAACTCTATCAGTGTCTCTCATCAAATCATCAACGTAAAGATCAAATACAAGACCAGTCAGAGCAACACCAGCGAGTGCGGTTGCTGCAATGCCAGCAATAATTCCAAAGTCTCCAGTTACTGTCGGATTACCGAGAGTATCAGCAATGCCTGTAGGTTCGCCAATAAGAACGAGAGGGGGAGTGGTATTTGTATAACCAGTTCCTGCTGTGTTGACTGTAAGTCCACTTACTGTTCCAGCGGCACTAATTGTTGCAGATGCAGTTGCAATGGCAACGACACCTGAATATGTACTAATGGAAACCTGAGGGACTGCAGTGTATCCAAGACCAGCATTGGTCAAGTCAAGTGAGATTGTCCCAGTATCTGAAACAATCGCAGTTGCAGCTGCAGCGATCTTAGGAGTATCCTCATCGACAAGAATTAAATTGAGATCATCTCCACTAAATCCTTCCTCATCATCATTGAAGAACGGGCGAATACTTTCTACAAACAGAGTTGTAGATCCAATACCAACGCTTTGAATAATTCTCGTGGTTGGTGTAATTGCAGATTCATTGATAGTTCTTGCCTTGGAGATGTATTTTCCATTCACAATAATGTCATCTTTTTGCTTACACCATGTCATTGGTCTCTCAAGGTTTGTATCAGTTGTGATACCAGGACCAAAGTATTGAACTGTTCTGATGGTATCAGAAGTAGTAATACCTGTGACTAATCTGAAGTTTTGATCAAGACCAAATGTTTCAGTTCTTGTAGAATCATCACGTAATCTTACTGTGTCTCCTGGTTTGACCGTTTCAATGACATCAACAAAGATTGAGTCAGCTGCAGATCCACGGAAGTAGAGAATCTTCAGTCTATCTCCCAGTTTAGGTGCCTCAGTGAAGTCAAGAACACTACCACCATTAAACTTATAGGCATTGCCAGGTTCTTGCAGAATATCATTGATAAAGATAAGAAGATTATCTTGAATTTTGATTGGCGAACCAGGTGCTGATCTCAGAGAGAGGGGAACACCATTTTCTTTGATTTGGAAAGATTTCTTAACTCCATCAAAGAATCCACTAAAGTCATCAAGAACTTGAAGTTCACCAAACGTCCAACCAGCGAACTTATCATTATGAATCTGATCAACAGTGATATGGAACTCTTCAAAAGTAGCAGTAGGATCTGTAGGTATACCAGTCGCGCCACCGATAGGAACTGTCAGAATATCAGCAATATCATAATTGTATCCAGGGTTGGCAAGAGTAAACTGAATTACGCTGCTACCTTGTCCAACAAGAATGTCAACTGTTGCATTCTGTCCGCTTGTGGATGATCCACCGGCAGCCACCAAAGGAATGTTGTCATATCCAGCAGGAGCATCGATGAATACTGACGGAGGATTAGTAAAAGTATATCCAGTTCCAGGATTGGTGACGGCAATGCTTACGATATGACCACCTGTAATTGTCGCGGTTCCAATCGGAACAATGTTGGGGAATCCAGAAGCACCAGATGTTCCGACGCCAACATTTACAGTTTGAATACCAGAACGATATCCAGAACCACTATTGCCAATAGAAACTGAGAGAACAGTGCCGAAACCAGAGATAACTGCTGTTCCACCAGCACCGATCAGAGGTTGATAACCAAATCCTTCGGTAGAACCAACTTGGGCAATGATACCACCTCTGGGAATAGATCCAACATTTACATCATAGAACTGTGATGTGGCAGTTCCTGTAAACGTAATAGAAGAGATACCGCTTGCGTGCTCACTGAAGTCATAATCTGTTTCCGGACCTTGGAAGATTTCATTAATCAAAATGACACCATGATTAGTTGAGAATCCAGTGACATCATTAGTAGACTCTTTCAGTGTAAATGTCTTAGCAATTCCGGTGAAATCTTTAGACAGAGAGTCAAACAGTTTATTTTCAGTGTAAGCTTCGGTTTGACCAGTTCCAGTGTTTCTAACAAATGCTCTTCCTTGGAAAGTAGAGCGAGTTGTTAAACCAGTGTAACCCTCATTACCATATGGAGGTTCAACAAAGTTTAGAGAGTTTCCAAGAATGTCATAATTACCCTCAAACTTAGTTACGACCGCGCCATTAGTATGAATTCCGAGTGTGCTACCCAACCAACCTCTGTCAACCAGGAGTCCATCAGTTGTTTCATATCCAGTTGCTTTAATTCTCATATACTCTTCATCAATACGAATCAAATCACCACCGATAAATGATCCAATTCCAGTGATTGTAAAATCAGGTTGTGAAGCGTTGATTGTTGTTGTAAGACCAACTGTGACACCAGTAGAAACAACAGGTGATTGGATATTATTATCAAGAGCGATAATACACTTGGTATTTGGTTGAAGTGAAGTGATTACATGAGAGTTACCTGTTCCAACCGTTGCAAAGTCATGAGTTCTTGATGGTTGAGCTAAAGCATCAGCAGCAGTCGGAGCCAACTTGATGAGGTCTTCAGTGACTTTTACAACATAAGAAGTTGTTCCAATAACACCACCAGTTGTTGTGATACCACCTCCATCATAAGAGTAGTTAATCTCTTCACCAGTCACGAGGAAGTGATCGGGAATCTTGATCGTATTTGCAGTCAGATCAATAGTGGTTCCATCTTCTGCATCAAAGATCTTGCGGAAGATGGGTCTACCTCTATGCTCAAGATCAAACTGTCTCTTAACAACAGCAAGAGTTCCGGTGTAAGTTCCTTCTCCAGAACGGAACTGACCCATGCTTGTGGTTGTTCCAATACCAGCGGTTGAAAGACCAGTGGTTATTGTGTTTTCCACTGCTTGACCCAGAACACGAACCTTAACTGCTCTGTTTGCATCGGGTGTGTAGTAGACATTGAACTGAGATCCAGAGTAACCAAAACCAACAGTTCCAAGAGCGACTTGTGTTCCTGCAGCATCAGACTCAGTTGAAACTAAACCATACTCAAGTCCATAAGTTTCGGGTAGAAGACCAGTTCCATCAATCGAATTAACAACAAGACATTCCGTAAGATTCTTGAGGTGTGGATTGTTTTGATCTTCCACACTGATTAAGAAATGACCAGCTTCATATTCTGTACTCGTAAATCCAGCAACGTTGTTTTCACCTGGAGTTGCTGATGCAGAAATGGCAGTGTAGAAGGAAGACTTAAGTCCATCGACAAAAGTAATTGAACCGACTCCGACAGAATCTCCCAGAGTCGTGTCAACAACACTAACATCACAAGACTGTGCAATTCCTGCATTCGGATAGAACACGAGGTTAGCAAGATTGTTAGCAACAGTTACACCAAATGATCCTAATCCGGCACCTGTTGAAAGAACTGAGAATTCAACATATCCTGTATTTGTTGCAGCTGCACCAGCAGTAATGATGTTGAGTTCAGAGTGTTGATGAGTGGAAACACCATTAGCGGTATGTGACAACTCAACAGTAACCTTGCTACCCATAGAGGTAGTGGTGATACCAAGGACAGTTGTTGCTGCGCCAGCTGTTGTTATGGTGGTAAAACCAGATACAACAGCAAGATCACCAATAGTTGTTGATCCAATACCAACGTCTCCATCAATTGCAGAGATATTATTGATATCAAGTGAAATGAAGTCGAAGACGTAGTTGTTTAACTCAAACTTGGTCGGATAGAAATCAAGTTCTCCAAAACCACCATCAAACTTAAACTCAAAAGATCCAAGATATCCTTGGGTGTCCATGCTGTACTGGTTAAGTGCAATCTCAGAACCATCATGAACAATGTTGATAAATCCAGTTTGCGTTTCAGCGGTGAATCTTGTGTCTTTTACATGATAGAAATATCTGTGAGCTCTAAATCCAGCAAGTCCATTCTGGAAAACATCAACAGTCTCGAACGGATCAGTTCTTGGTTTACTGTTGAAAGTATCTCCAAAATCATCAATCGACAATGCTCTGTTACTTCTTGCCTCAATGTAGTCAGTAAGAACTTTGTTTTCAAAAACAATATCTTTAGAGATTGTAATTCTATTATCTGTGCTTGCACCAGCAACCTGAACTGTTAGTTCTGTTGTGTTGTCAAAGTCAAAAACACAATCAGTATCATACACAGAAATCAAGTCAGTCTTGATGGTTACTTCTTGACTACCGCCTGCGTTGGCTCCACCACCGCCTCCACCGCCGCCACCGCCGGGGTTGGGGAATCCTTCACCACCATCACCATATGCACCTTCTCCTTGCTCATCAGCGTTAGCAGGGCGACCGGCAAAAGACTCAATTTGCATATCAGAGAACTTCTTGAATCCGCTGGTATGTGTCAGTTCAGAAACTACATCTTTCCAATCTTCATATTGTTTTGGTGACTTGATTGAATATGCAAATGCCTGATAATAATCATTATCATGAACTCTTTGTCTAGAATCATTCAAGAATCCAGTGACTCTTTGGAATCCTTTTCTACTTTCAGATAGAGGTTCAACATCAAAGGAAGAATCAAAAGATTCAATGGCAAAAACATTACCAACCTGAGTTGATGACTCGCCTTCAATATTTTTGCCAGATTCAAATGTATCACCAGTTTCAACTCTAGCTGTATTGTTGTTTGGATTCCATCCAACTATCTTACCAACCTTTCTTCCAGTGTCAGTATCCTGGAAGATAGTTTCTCCGATTCTAAAGTTTCCTTTCTCAGTTACTGGATTAAATCCTGGGAAATCTTTTTCTGGAATAATTCTTCCAGCAGAATTGTCTGGATCATAAGTTCCAGGGTTGTCATTATTGAGAACAAAACTGACCGTGGGATCAGCACCACCCAATTTAGGATCAACGGCAGAAACAACGAACAGATCATAATCATAGAGATTGGAATTATATCCATATCCAGTAGAGGCAATTCCAACACCCTCTACAAGAACTCTATCACCAACGGCAAATGGGAATCTCTGTCCAGTTGAATAATCAGTGTCAAGGGTGATTTCAACAGTGGCCGTTGAAGTGGTAAATCCAATCGTTTGAATACCAACTCCATTTGAATTGTTGATTGGAATGATCTGAGGATCGGGATCCTGAAGTCTCTGAGTGTTCTTAATGATAGTTACTTCGCTAACACCGACTGTTCCAGAAACTCTACCTTCGAGTTCCATTTCATCGAGAATGGTTCCAGTGATTCTATCTCTTACAACAAAGTCAGGTGCTGTGATGTAATTTTTACCTCCAGAGTTAAGTCCGATGTTTGCGATAGTTCGATACCTATCAACCTTAAAGAGAGTAGGAAGGGCACCAGAGGGGCGAAGAGTCCTATCAAATGGGAACTCATACCCAGGATCATCAATTTGAGTTGATTTCACGTCACCGATTGAATTACTTTCAACTCTCAAAATTGCACCGTTTCCAAAAGAAGTTGTGGCTGAACCAACATACTTTCTTGATACTGTAGTGATACCTGGAATAGAATTGTATCCGAATCCTGCATTAGTTACCTTTATGTTTGCAATCGCTCCAAGAGCACCAGCAGAAGTGGTTGTATAATCAAGATCAGAATTTACAGAGGTATATTTTGCAGACTCTGGTTCAGAGGGAATATTGAAACTAAAGGTTGTGGAACCAATTGAAGAGACTTTAAATGGACCATTATATTGAGTCGTATGTAAGACAATTGATCCATAGTTATCAACGGTCTTATCGATGATTACTTCAGACTGCTCTGTAGTAATCTTGTCAGGGTTGATTGGAGTGAGTTTATAGTAAAGAACGTCAGGAGTGTGATCATTTGTTTCAACAAAGATTTTTCCATTTGCTTTACCAACCTCTCCATTTGCAGAAACATCAAAAGATGCAGTAGAATTATTGGAAGGAGTTGTAAGGAATCTATCTCGGTAGTTTCTGTCTGTGTAGAATTCTACGCTGAAGGATGAGAAAGTTGTTCCACCAGATACAACCGACAAAGAGGTGTCAGCCACATCAAACTCAAGTCTCTGTCCTCTAGTGAGATTAATAATCGGGTTGACAGGTCTCAAGGAGTGAGTTACTGCTCCGCCAGTTGAGGCAAACGAGACGTGGACGGGATATTGAAGAGTAGCATTGTAATGACTAGATGCCAACTTGATTGTGTCTTTGTTATCCCTAATCACATAATAAATTGACTGATCTGTGAGTCCAGAGACAGCACTAGTTGATTCATAAATTACAGGGTCTCCAGTGGTCAGTTTATGATTAGTAATACTGATAGTATTAGAAGTTGAGTTAACTCCTGCTTGTACAAACGTAGACAACCCGACAGTCAGTCTTCTGTTGTACTCATTGTAAGTCAGAGGATAAGAGGAAGTAATCCCAGGTTCAATATCAATGAATACGGTATCACCTACTCCAAGTCCATGAGCAGTCGTCGCCGTAGCTGTAACAACTACTTTTTCAAGAATACCAGTCAGTTCAGTGTTCTGGGTCGTGAATGAATGAGTAACTCCAGCACCAACTTCATGAATGAAGAGGAATGATGGATGCGTACCAACGCCAACAAACGTTCCACCAGCACCCACACCAATTGGAAGAGTTGATAGACCGATTAAGTTTTTACTGAGATTGATTGAATAAACGGTTGAATCGTTAGCGAGTCTAAAGGTAGTTCCAATACCTGTCCCTGTTCCGTCATTTGAAACTAGGAGAGAAGTTCCAGAACCGTTTGAATATGTGAGTGACTGACCAGTCGTAAATTTATGGTCAGGAAGATAGATTGATCTAACGGGAATTGCAAGATCGGTTGTTCCGAGACCAGGAGTGGTTACAGAAATTGTGCTGACAATTCCAACTCCAGCAGTTGTTCCAAGACCAATATTTCCTGTTGGATCAAAATAAACAGTTCTGTTCAGAACAATTTCCTTATCGGTATTCAAACCAACGTTCAGATCAAGAGCTCTTGGTTTTTCCTCAATGATAGTTGAAGCATCATAGGAATTTCCGCTTCCTACAGTACCATTATACTCTCTAATAACTCTTACTCTTGAGTTAAACTCATCTACATTCAGAACTAAAAGTTGCTCTGTTGATATGCCAAGAACATCATTATCTCTCAGAGTTGCAACATCTCCATTGATTGGAATAAAAGTGACAATACCAGTAGTTGCTGTACTTCCAATCCCAGTTGCTACACGGAAAGTTGATGTATGAACACCAATATTATAAACACCATCAATGTTCAAGATAGATTGAGACGACATTCCAGAAACGCCAACAAAGTCTCCATCTTTGAAGTTATGCGGTTCCTCAGTTCTAGCTCTGACAGTCCTACCGTCAGTCAGAACTTCAAAAGTTACGTTCTCCTTTTTCTCAATCGAAGATTCAATTTGAACTAAGTCTTTTCCTTTAATTCTATCAACTTTTGCGGCACCATTAATACCACCAGTTCCAACATTGCTAAACTGAATTCTATCTCCGATCTTATAATCATAACCACCAGATTCAACTACAACAGAGTCAATCTTTCCGGGTGATGCAAAAGATACGGATGCAAACTTGTCAATGGATCTATCTGGTCTTTGAACATACTCATAAGTTCCATCTTTAAAGTTCAACTTATAAGGATAGGTGTTTCTTAAATATCCGCCCTCATTGAGATTGACATCATCCGTGGTTGATGTTGGTTTAAAATTATAATCATCTGGTTGCGACTTAAATGAATCGCCAATTACATAAGGAAATACTGGTTTGAAATATTTGTCGAAAGCAGAGTCTGGTGTGCTACTATCCTCAATGGTTGCAAAATATGCATATACACCATCAGGATAATCAGGTGTCTTACAAAATCTACCATTGTGCTCATCAAGATCACCTTTATTGGTAAAAACATAGTCATTGGTAAATGAACCGAGAGGCCAATCTCCTGTACTGGGACCTTCTGTTCTCGTTGTTCTTAATTCATATCCTGGAATTAGTCTACGAATCGTTCCACCATCATTCCTAGTAAATCCATACGGTCCATAGATGGGATTACCATCATATGCCCATCCAATAATTGGTGAATGGTTTGAAGAAATTTCTTCTGCGTTATTATAAGTTAGATCATAATCACCATAATCTTTTTTGCCACTCAGTTTAAGAGAGGGAAGAATCTCTCTTAATTTCCTGGGAGCATAGAGATGGGTAAACTGTGATCCATATTTTGCAGAAACACTATTCTCCATGAAACCATCATCAATCTTGATGAGATCTCTGTATCTTTCAACGTTATTAATTACCCATGCTTTTACTTTTCCATCTACAGTGGCTGCCTTACCTGAAGAATTAATCGCAGTTTCTACAGCTAAGAAAGACTTATCAGTTGCGAAACCAACACCACTACTTACAACATTTACAGAGGTAATTACACCATTTGTAATTACGGGAGTAAAAGATGCATAAGTTCCGACTCCAGAATTTACAATGTCTGGGGGAGAATTATAACCACTACCACCTCTAATTACAACCACTTGTTCAATTTTACCATCACGAATAATGGGTCTTAATTCTGCACCAGATCCAGATAAGAAATCAACCGATGGTTTTCTATCATAATTTACGATGGTAGAGTTTCCATAACCACTGCCGTTGTTGGAGAGATCAACGGACGTAATGGATCCTCTAACCACAGGAATAACAGTTGCATTATAATCACCGAGAGAAGATGAAATTCCAAGTTCACCAACGATGGTAACACTAATCGGTTGATAGTTAAAACTATGAGTTCCTACACCAATCGATGTTAAATTTGTATATACACCATTTTCATAGTTTGAGGTAATGGTGCCACCGACACCAGCATTAGCTAACCTGAACGAGTCATCATCTACTTTCAAAACTTGATATTGAAGAGACTCGCTCAGACCTGCAACAACAGTTCCGGTGGTTGAATAAGTTACAATCTCTCCATCCAAATAACCATGATTTTTGATATTAATTGTGTGGGATGATGTGTTAATACCAGTCGGTTCTGTTATTTTCTTTTTGAACTCATAACCCTCACCAGGTTCCTCAATGAAGATTCTATCAATTACATTCTTTTTAGCAACAGATTCAAATTTTTGTATACCAGAACCTGTTGACGTTAAACCAACAGTATTGATACCAGAAATAGAATCTTGATATGTCGTATAAAGTCTAATTGATGTTAGACCTACTGGGTTTGCAAAGTAAATTGATCCATCACCAAGAATAGTGTCGCCAGTTCCAACAGCTACTCCATTGTTTTGGCGATAAAAGACTCTTTCGCCAGCTTTGAATAAGTGATATGTTGTAAAACCAATTGTATTTGTGGAAGTATTAATTCCAATCTCTACGTCAAGACTAGGAGCATGAGTTGCCTGTCTCATTTTGGCAACTGCTTTTGCTGCTACTTTTGGATTGCCTCCAGAAATTTCAATCTGAGGTGTGTCGATATAGTCAAATCCGTTATAACTTACATCAATTCTAACCACACTACCGGAGACGTTGACATGTCCTGTAGCTGCAATTCCTGCTTTATCGGAAATGAGAAGTTCTGGGGGATTGATAACATCATATCCGTTGCCACCATCAAGAACTTCAATCGAACTTAATTCGCCATAATTGATATTATCTCTTGATTTATAGTTTGAAAGTTCTACTCCGTTGACAAAAATACCAAGTTTATCTCCAGGATTTGTGACGTAGTTACTAGTATTTTTTGTATCAAATACTGGGTTTTTAATTCTTCTCAAAAGTCTTTGAGAATCTACGGCTTTGTTTCTTAACCTACTGGCAAAAATATGAGTTGTAATTCCAGCACTGTTTCCAAAGAGGGTAATAAATTTACCCTCTGCAATATTTGATCTACTATAGGCAAGTTTAAATTCTTTATCACTAACAACAGATGCATAGTAAACACCTTCACTGAGAGGAGACAGGGGTGTGGTGGTTACAGCAGTGGATACATTGCCATCATTATAGGTTACAGTTCCCGGAACATAGTAAACCTCATCACCAGTTTTAAAATTATGATCTGATGTTGATGAAATGGATTCACCTGAGAAAGTAGAAGCAAACTTAAGTTCAACGCCTCTTAAATCAGCATTAAGAGGATTATCATAGTAATAGGGAATACTAGGAGATGAAACATAGGTATAGTTTTCTTCAGACCCTTCAATAAAATCGTGAGGAGCAGACGTGTGTCTGGCACCCACCATTTTTCTACCATTGTGTGTATGATAAGGTCCGGAATAAGGGACGCCACTTACAATTCCAACTACATTCAAATTGTAAGTATTAGTGACGTTAGTTGAATACCTGTACTCCGGTTGTTTTACAGAGGACTTGATATCTGCCTTTAAAAGTTCTCTACGAGCTTTGTAAGTCTCAGAGGTGGAAATACCGGAAAGACCTCTGATAATTGCAATTTTTTCTCCAGGAACACCAGTAACTGTGCCAGTCACTTCTGTGCTAGTTGTTTGATCAATTAGAGTTACACTATCACCAACGTTAAGAAGGTGAAGTTCTGGTGCTGTTATTCTTGTATTATTGTTTCCAATATCTTCTACCTTATCGACAGAAAATCTATTGGTTACGTTATAAAGCCACTCTGTGAATCTTTTATCGGTATCTTTAAAAATACCAAGATTTCTAACATCAATATTGTCACCGGTTACAATTTGTTTAGTTCCGTTAGGAATTAAGAAGTTAGAAACAACACCTGTAATTCTGACCATGACTTTATCATCGTCATCGTCATAACCGTAAACACTGGATTTTAATCTTACGACAGAATTTTTAAGAATATCAGCAGTGTTACCAGAAAGTTCTAAAAATTGATTTGAAGTAATTCCATCATATGTTACTTCATAATCAGTTCCGTCTGTGGTGATAACAAGTGTTCCTGAAGTTGGAAAACCAACTGTGGAATCAACGTAAATTGTATTATTGCTTGCGACCTCTTCTGTTACAGTTCTTGTGGATGGTGTAACACTAAACTTACCATAAATCGAACCTCTTAAGTTTGCGTCTTTATTGTATCCAGCGTCAATACTAATTCTGTAGTAATCATTCCCATCTCTTGTGAAAATGGTTACGTTTTCAATAGAACCATATGCCTCAGGAATAACGCCTTCGATTCTATCCTGATAAAGAGTCTTACCCCTAAGGTCCAAAGGATCTCCCACCAGAGCGACAGCCACAAGGTCCTCAGTGACGCGATAATCAGCATCAGATGGTTTGATAGTGTTCTCAAAGGGTTTAAGGATTTTTGCCTGTGTTCCATACAGGGCCCTGAATAAAATCTCAAAGGAGTCGTCGGTTCCTTTAGTTTTGTAGAGATCTTTTGCTTGTTTTGCAAACAGAGCAACATTTAATCCAGACACAAAACTTCTATCTTCCAGTCCAGGAGTGTAGAGGTTTTTATACTTTTTGAAAAATTCTGCTAAGAAAAGATTACTTAAATTAGTAACAGTTTCTCCATCGGCATGATCAGCCGCTAAAGTTTCAGTAAAAACAAGTTTGTCATCTTCTTCAGAAGAAAACAGTGAAGTGATAGCACTAAAAGCACGAACACAACCAAAAAACTGTCTATTGCTTTTACTGGTGTAAGATATAATTTCATCTTCAATTTTCAGATATCCATATCGATCTGGGAATCCAACTGTAGAATCAACTGAGATTGTTTTATCAAACGCCGTAATCTTTCCGTCAAGTTCAGTGGTGCTGACGAGATACTGTTCTCTAAAAGAGTCGTTCTTTAAATATTGATCAATATTCTCGGCAATATCAATGGGTCCACCTTGATATTCTTGAGACTTATAATACTGCTCTAAAAATTCCCCAAACAGAGGAGATTCATCTCTAATAAACTCTGGAATCTGGTAAGTGACTACAGAGTGAGTTTTTGCTCTTGTCTCGATCATTAGTATGAATATCCGCCTGAGGTTGAATTAGATGAAACTTGTGTTGATGAGAATGATGTTGAAGTTGTATACGTTGTTGCGTATGAAGTGTCAACTTCTACTACACTTTCAGATTCAGTCTGAGTTACAGATGAATATGAAGGCGTTCCCCTTACCAATGGTGAAGAACGATCAGATCGTCCATTAGGGAAGCTAGAACTCACGATGTAACTGGATCCAGATACATCTTCACCCGATGAAATCGTGTCTGATACCATCGTAACTAAACTGTTATTAATATCTAGTTGCAAATAAAGATCCTGTAATCCGATAACGTCATATGACTTAGGAGTGCAACTTACCTGGATGACCTCTTGGTCTCCAGAAACAGCTGTAGACGTAATTGTGATGGGAGAAATATTAATTTCACCTTTTTTGTAATCAATCTCACCAATATTGTTTCTAACAACTGCAACTTGATTCGACGCAATCAATTTGAATAAAATCAGTCTTCCTGTCGATCTATCTGCATTCGGAATATCAGACATGTAGACTGTTCCAGCAACTCCATTGACAGTAAAACCAGAAGACTTAATATTATATCCATTCAAGGAATTTACATTGATCGCATTACCAAAACAAAGTTCATAAGTTGCTAATTCATTAATTGCAGGTCTCATGTCCCTTCTCATTGCCACTCTGGTAATGTTAGAGGTCACTGATGCACTGGCTTGGTCAACTAAACGCAATGACTTACTATATTTGAACCTAGCACCAAACGTGTTGAGTTCGTTTGATCTAGCATATGTTGAGAGTGTCGAAGTAATCGAAGTCTTCAGTCCATCTACTGAATTTGTTGAATTTGAGTTGTAATAAGCACTAACATCAAGTTCTACAAACAGATATTTGAGATCAATAATATTTGGAAGAATTCCAGCTACGGTATATCTCTTTAATTTGTTAACAAGTTCGATTTTTTGAATCTGAGACAAATAATTGCCCCTTTTCGGTTTGATGCTAATAAAGACTCTTCCAAATTGAGGTGGGTCTAGATCTTCACCACCATAAACAGAAACTGACTCTGTGTTTGAGTAAATATTGCTTACAATTGCCTTATAGTCCTCTGCTGTGACCGCACGATTCTGAGCAGAATATGTTAAGGGTGCATATTTACGAATTGACGATACAGATTCAATATCATCACCATTTTCAGCCTTTGCATTGACGGCAAGTTCTGAAATACCGTCTGTAATCGTTACACCAGCGTTTGTTTGAATAGTTCCAGTGAATGTAAAGGAGTTTGTGCCGTTTGCATCCTTTCCATTTGTTGTGATATAGTTAACAGTAACAAAATTGCCGTCTTCGAGTTTTTTACCAAACTTTCCGTCACCAAAAATGACTTCATACTTCTCATCAGCAACTTCTTGAAGTAAAAAGATAAGGGATTTGTTAGTTACGTTAATAATGTTGTCAGTTAACTTATAAACAGTCTTCAAATTGGTTGAAGACGAGTTTGGCGATACTGATACTTTGATGGTTGACGTATCAATACCATCATTTGGTAAAATGAACCGTTCTGTCGGAACATCTCCACCAGTTTCTCTATATGTAAATGTATTTGTAAGATATGAACCTTCGTAAATGTCAATACCGTCAAATTCTGCAATATCATCAACCACCGGAACGGTGATATCATTCATAATTGCAAAACTATAATTTTCTCCACCAAAAGTATCGGAGACTGCGACTATGCCTGCCTTCAAAGTTAGTGTAAGAGGCGTTACGCTAAATGTAGAGGTGTCAACAAAGAAACTTACAGTTGCTTTTGCTGATTTTTTGGATCTGGGAATATAACCAACATTTCTTGCAAGTGCGGCTACGTTTTCTCTTAAAGTCGCACTATCAATGAATACTTCATTAGCAACCATGTTGCTATTGTAAGCAGTAATATAAGAATTATATGCTAAAGTGTCGATAAGAATCGACATGTTTGACCCTTCAAAGTCAAAATCAGTAAAATTGCTATTCGCCCTCAAATAATCCTTTATCTGAGTCTTGATTTGTTCAAAATCTAAGTTTTGGAATTGAGTGAGTGGCATTTATCTAAGCGATTCTAATAAAAAGTTGATTTGCTGAGCAACAACGTCAATTCCAACGATTTCATAAGCAATAGTTACGTCATATGCATTAGCATCATAATAAGGAGTTACTTCAACATTCAACAAACGAACTCTAGGCTCGTAATTATCGATAGTATTACGAATTTCATCAGCAATAACTGTTGCCGAACCAACGTCCATTAACTCAAACAGAGATTTTGTGATCCTAGAACCCAAAACCGGATCAAATGGACGCTCTTGAAGGTTGGTCAACACCAAGTTTTTGACAGAGCGAGCAATCGCGTTCTCATTTTTGAGAGGAATCAAGTCTCTGGTGATGGGATGTGCCCGAAAACCAAGAGAAATGTCTTTAAAACTACGAGAAACCCGCTCTAGAGGCACAAAAATACAGCGATTATAAGTTATTTATGAGGGAATCCAATCAAAATTCAGTCAGAGGAATGGGTTCTGTGCCATATTCCCAGTCATCATAGTCATCATCATTGCGAATTTTCTCATGAAGTTCTTTTTGAACTTGAAAATCGTGTTTTTTGGGTGTCAGATCATCATTTGAGATCTCTCTGAGCATTCTTTGATGCTGATCGTTAGCTAGGTTGTCTAAAAAGTCGTTCATTTTCTTTTTATTAAGGGTCGATTGGACGATCTTCCTGAGATTTGTATATATCTTCTGCTTTTTCTTCCTCAATTTTACGTTCCTTTGACGTTTTCCAGAAATATTCATCCTCACGTCCCATTCCAAGACGTTCAAAACCATTTTCAACTTGATAATATTGAGTCGAAACCTTAAAATCAGGCATTTTAGGTTCAACAGGTGTCAAACTGTTGTCATAGATACGCATTCTATTGTTAGGATACAGTGCATACTGACCATTTTCAAGTTCAATCAAGTTATGAGACTTGTGCTCAGCTGGATTTTCACTTGTTGCATAGTCAACCACTTCAGGATCCTGATGATAGTTATCAATTGTACAAATGTATGTACCTTTTTGAATACCAAAGTCGCGTGTATACAGTTCATAGTCCATCGAACCAATAAACTGCTTAGTGACAGCCACAACGCCGTAATCCATGCAATTCCAGAATTGTAGGTTAGGTAGGTCCATATCAGGACTTGGCGTCTCAGGGGCGCTTACAAACGCACTGATGGGCAGTTTATCGTACATAGCAGCATACTCTGGTAAGTATGTCTCAAAATAAAAAGTGCGCCCAGGAATCGACTTTGCCGATACCCAGACGCCTTTAACAAATTCACCATGACCAGATTGATGATCAGTAAGATATTCTTTTCTTACCCATACCTCAACCGAGGGGAGGTTACAAATTAATGCAGCCATTATAAACAAATGTAACTGCTTCTATTTACCCTGCCCACGATACTTCTTTTTTGCTTTGTTACGAGAAGTCGCGGACCTCAACGTATATTGCGAGTTTCCTTGGCGAGTTTTTTTCGGCTTACCTTTGACATAAGTGCCGCCTTTCATCATCATAATTCAGTACCTCAGATTACGCGAGTTTTTTCGTGACCAACTCTGATACGAGGATCGCACCAGATATCAAATCCTTTCTCTTTTGCATCAAGACAGAATGAGACATCCTCACCACACATGTCTTGAACATTTCCACTCTCAAAGACTTGCATCTTAGGAGCAAACCAAGGGTATTCCAGATTCTCAAAGACACCCTTCTTGATTAGTACCCAACCAAAACCAGTGTAGTCAACAGTAAATGGCTTACGACGCTTCTGAATGGATTCGACAGTTTCGTGATTCATCACTCCACCATTCTTACGGAAATCATCTTCTTCCAACCAGTGTGCGACAGAAGTTGTGTGTCCATCTTCAGTGGCATACCAACCAGCAGTTACTTCTTTCTCTGTACCATCTTCACTCACTGCAAGATCGCACAACTGCCAGAACTTGTTCGTGTCAAAAACAATATCTGAGTCAATCCACAGTTGATAATCATATTCTAGTTTGCCATCCCAGGGAATCTGATTGGGACCACGCAATACATTAGCACCTAAGCACTTACAACGTGCAAAGTTAACCATCGAGGAATAATCTTGACTGATCTGAATACTCATTCCATTCTGTACCATATCAAAGCACAGTTGTACAAAGTTCTTCAGAAATGTAAATGAACAACCACGGCCTGGCAGACAGAATACGATGGTCTTACCCCGCATACGTTGCTTGATTGCCGCGATGTCCCACTCCTCTTTCTTCTTCGGTTTGGGGGCATTCGCCTTAACAGTAAATCCTTTTGCCATAAGTCTTAGAAACTTCAGTTCAATTCTAACAGTCTATATGTATAATGTCAATATGAATCGTGTCCGTCTGGCTCTGCAGTATTTTCCGAACAGTATCCATGTGCCCGAGTACACTCCTCATAAGACAAATCCTCAAGTTCATAATCAGTCTTCATTAGACCAACCATTCCCTTGAGGGTTTCCCATGTACTATTAAATTCTTCCTTACTCAAATTGTTGTATAAACACTCTTTCTTTGCGTAGATGTGATAAACCTTTTCCATAAAAATTTTTTGCGCGGAATTTTTTTTCCAATTATGAATTTGACTTTCGCATTATATATCGAGGTCGAATTGTCACCTCTGTAGGTTAGGGTAGTTAGCGTTTTTTATATACGGGCACGCGGCGCAACGCCATAACAACGCCGCATCAAAACACTGTGTTTCACTGATACCCACTGCCATCATATCACGGAGACTAACTGATGTCAACCCCCGTGTTCTTAAGTATCACATAGACTGCCAAATTACCAACGGACAGGTACACTCAGGTCTTCTACGTAACTGTCAATAACCCTCTCAGAGCCTTCAAGTTCAAAGAGATCCTCCCATGAAATCTGATGCGGGTCAAAGTCATCCATCACCTCTAAATCCAACGTGATTCTGTAACGTTGTTTCTGGGCCTGACTGATAGCAACTGACATGAGACTGACTCCGTTGGTGATACTTTGTTAGTATAGAATGTCTGAGCGATATTGTCAATCTTCCAATCAGTATTTATAAGAGAGACTGATATTTTTGCGTTGTCAATCCCTGGAAAAACTTATGAGCGCCCCCTTGACATTTCTGCGAGTGTGTGATAGCCTGCGGGCAAAGATCACAAGGTCTGAGCACATTTAATTGAGAATAAAAAGACCCTCAAAGTAACTACGGAGACCCTCTGAATACCCCCCTGAGTATATCTCTGACAGATATTCTCAAGAACGATATAAACAACGCATAGCCATTTATAAAACCTTTTTTAATATAAAAAAAGCATAATCTTGTATATATGGGTACAAAAAAGGGGGGATTTTGTGCCCCCCTTAGTTTACTCTCAGAACAAGATCTCTGCGATCTCGTTGATAGTTTTCTCGCTCTCAATATCAGCAACGATAACATCGAGGATCTGAAGAATTTCATCACCAGTGTTACCAACGCGGAGCATACCAAGTGCAGTTGAACGAGTCATTTTGAGAAAAGAAAGTGATAGTTTGGTCTGGTTAAATCTGGGTCTTACGCTTAATACTGTGCAGCCCAGTTTGTGTTACTTAAGTGAAGTAATTATAGAGGGGAAAGGGTTAGAAACCCCTCTATGATTACATCAGGCAAAGACATAACCAGATTCAAAATCTTCAGTCTTGAAGATATTTTTTCCGTTGA